AATTTCAATTTGCAAAAATTTCTTCATTTGCTTCAGTTCCTGATTAATATTGATGGGAAACAAGAGTGGATTAATGCCGATACGTTTTTTCAATATAATGAAGAATTATATTATTCAGTAATTAAAGATGTTCTTCTTTATCATATTGAATACAGTAAAGAAGAATGCATTAATTTGTGTGTTGATTTTCAACAAAATGAAATTGATGAAATGATCAAGCCAATGTTGGAAGCGTGTGATGATATTAAGAAAAAAAAATAATTTTAAGTTTATTGTTGATTCACTTATTTTTTGAACCAGGTAAAGTTTTCACAAATTGTCTCATTGTTAAAACTTTTGAATGCGATGACCTTCAACTCTATATTGGAAGCTTTATTTAAAAAAAAAGAATCAATTTTCTTATTGTAAATAAAAATTGATTAAAATAATATTTTTGTATTTTAAATAAATGAGTGAAATAGTATTTTCAAAAATTGATATTGAAGATTATATTCTTCCTCCTGAATTAGATGAAAATAATAAATCATATATATACGGAGAAGTTAATGAAAAAGATTTATTAGAAATAATAAAAACATTTGAATATGAAAATTTAAATTTTATAGATATTGGAAGTGGATGTGGTAAAATTATCATTTATTTATCTTACAAATTAAATATATTTTCTACTGGTGTTGAAATAAATATTAAAAGATATAATAAAAGCGTTTCATTACTTGAAAAATTTAATATATTTAATAATGTTGAATTATTAAATCAAGACTATAAAAAAATATATTTTGGTAATTATGATATTTTATATTGTTGTAATAAAGTGTTTGATAAAGAAGATAATAATATATTATATAATAAAATATTAAATGAATTTACTGGTTATTGTTTATTATTTGATTATAATCATATATTAAAAAAATATTTATTATATAAAAAAGAAATAAGAACAAGTTGGAATAAAAATGAATTTATTTATATTTTTCAAATTTAATATACTAATTTATATTCAAATGACATACCAACTGGTGTCGTTCTAATAACTTTAATAATATTATTTGTTTTAAAATTATAAAATTTTGAAATGGGCTTATTAATTAATTCAATTTTCAAATCTTTTTTTTTAATTGTCGGATATTCATCTAAAAATTGTTTTTCTTCATCTTTATTTAATGGAATAAATTTAGGTTGAAGAATATTATCAATAACAATAAATGATAATTCAAAAAATGTAAATATTTCTAAATTACTACCATTTTCTTCCTTTTTAATATTAGATAATTGTTTCAAACTATTAATTGATTTTTCGGTTATATCATTAACAATTAATATTTTATATTTATTAATATTTTTAATTATAAATTCTTGAATTTCACTACCTTTGGCAATTGATGTTATATTATAATTAAATACTTTAATTAATATTTCATCATCTTCAAATTTACTGTTATAATTTTCTGTATTATCAATTTTAATATTGAAAATATCATTTTTATTATTTTTTATTTTACTTGCTTTATTTTCTATATTTTCTTTATTTATTAAATTTCTTTCAAATAACATTCTTATTAAATTTTCTTTAATACTATCTAAAATTTCATTATCCGTTTTATAAATAGAAGTATAATCAAGATTTTCCATACTCATTAATTATATTTATATTTTATATTTTATATTATTTCAATTTTTATTCATATAATTCTTTTTACTAAAACTTAAAGCCATTGTTTCACTTAATATTCCATTACTATATACTCCATATTGTCCTTCGTCATCTTCATTTTCTAAAACAAAGTGATAATATGATACATTATTACCATCTCTAATATCTTCTAATTCCTTCTCTTTTACATAATCAAATAATTTACAATGTTGAGACATCATTTTATAATATCCTTTTACATTATTATCATAAAATTCACTTTTATAAAATTCATTGGTATAATTTAAGTTATTAAATAATAATGAATGACCTGACGTAACTAACAAATCTTTATTTGGTAAATTATTACTTGAAGTTCCTTGTTTCATTATTCTTATTTTATTTATATTTTTTGTAATATCTAATGTTTTAGTTCCAATGAATACTAACTTTTTATATTCCCCAGTTGATATTTTAACCATATTACCATTTTTTAATTCTTGAACTTTTTTTTCTACTTCCATACCATTTTCTAAAATTAAAATCATTGTATTTTTTATAAAACAAATTAAAATATCACCTTGAATATCCCAATTATTTGGTTGATTTATTAATATATTTCTTCCTACTTCACCCACAGATGAATATTCTAATCCTTCAACTCCTAAAATTACATTGGATTGAACTGTTTGAGAAGACCATCCATTTAAAGTAGCATTATAATTTTCAACTGATAAAGCTGTATTATTTAACATTCCCCACAATGATTGAAAATCTATATTATTTATATTACTTATATTCCATGAACCTAAATTTTGATTGAAATTTGTTGCATTATTAAATGCATTGTACATACTTGTTATATTTGAAACATTCCAATTGCTTAAATCTTGATTAAACATAGAACATAATAAAAACATCTGACCTATATCATTAAATTTACTTGTATTCCAATTATCCAAAGGTTGATTGAATTTATAACAAAGACCAAACATTGCACCTGGAGATACAACATTACTCATGTCCCAATTATTTAAATTTTGATTAAAAACTATGCAATTATAGAATAATAAAGACATATCTGTTATATTTGAAACATTCCAATTTAATGGTTGGTTAAAAGATAAACAATCATAAAAACCAAATTGAATATTATTTACATTCTCTACATTCCAATTACTAATATTACCATTGAATGAAGAACAACCTCCAAATATATTATTCATTCTACCTGATAAATTTACTAAATTCCAATTATTTAAATCCTCATTAAAATTAGGATTTATTTCAAATGCTCTTTCAAGATTTGTTATATTTTCTACATTCCAATTACCAACACCTGAACTAAACACTGTATCTGAAAACATATATCTGCCAGTAGTATTATTTAAAATAGTTGGTGTATCATTTATGTCATCGGGAAATGTTCCTTTATAATCTCTAAATTGATTTCCCTGTCTTGAAAGTGGAATACTTTCAAAACTGATTATTTTAGTTATTGTATAATCATTAAAACCATATAAATATAAACCATCGTTATTTGTTATTTCTGTATATTGAAATTCAACATTTACAGTATTAATATTAATTGATGAATTTAAAACTGTAAAACTATTATCTGTATTTAAAATTGGTGTATTATTATTAAATGTTCCATTTATTTCATATATTAATATTCCACTTATTGACATAATATAATATTATAATATAAAAATTGATTTTTAGTATAAATAATAATTTATAAATTAAAATATGTCAATTAAAATTTACCCAATAAATAAATCATTTTATAGAAAAAAAGTTGCATCATTTGATTATGATTGGACTTTAGTCAAACCTAAAAATAATAAGCAATTTCCAACAAATATTGATGATTGGTGTTGGTTATATGATAATGTTAGTGATAAAATGAAACAGTATTATAATAATGGATTTATGATTGTAATATTTACAAATCAATCAAAAAAATGGAAAATCATACAAATTAAAAAAGCATTAAAAACATTAAAAATACCAATTACTATTGTTGTTGCTACAGAAAAAGATAAATATAAACCCAATAGATTAATGTTTGATGAATTATTTAAAGATTATCCAATTAAAGTTAAAAAGTCATTTTTTGTTGGTGATGCATTAGGAAGAAAAAATGATTTTGCAGATAGTGATAAAAAATTTTCTGAAAATGTTGGATTAAAATGCTTATCACCAGAAGATTTTTTTTGTGACAAAGAAATTAATTTTAAATTACCAGACATAACTTTGAATAATAAACAAGAAATTATTATAATGGTTGGATTTCCAGGTTCAGGAAAAAGCTCAATTTCTAAAAAAATATGTGAAAATAATAATTATGTTCATATTGAAGGAGATATATATAAAGTGACTAAAAAAATGATTAAAGTTTCCATACCTTTTATTCAAGATAATAAATCAATTATATTTGATGCAACAAATTATACTAAATTACGAAGAAATGAATATATAGAATTGGCTAAACAATATAATTTATATGTAAGATGTTTTCATATTACTACATCATTTGAAAATGCATTTAATAGAAATAAGTTAAGAGATGATAATAAACAAGTTCCATTAATTGCTTATAATATATATAAAAAAAGATTTGAAACCCCCAATGAAAATGAAAATTTTGAATTGTTAGAAATTAATTTAGATTAAATAAATTATAATTTTTTATATGTTTTTATCCAAAAAGGATTATCATTACATTTTATATTAGTTAATTTAAATCCTTCATTTTTAAAATAATGATTAAAATATTTTAAATTTTGATGAGTATTGCATTGTATTATTTTTAAATTATTTTGTTTTGCCATTTTTTCAGTATAATTTAATAAAAAATTTTTTATTTCATTAACTTCATTATCATTTAATAATTTTTCTCCATATAATAATTTTTTATGAGATTCATAAAAAATTTTATCATATATCATAAAGTAATCAATCATAATTTTATTATCTTTAATAATTAAATCTATACCAGCAATAGGTTTTGAATTTTTTAAAAATCCAGTATATTTGTTAATTCTTAAAAAATATTTATTTTCATTAGAATTTAATAAAAATACTGAATAATTAGAAAATAAATAATAATTTGTATAATTCAAATTATTCGTTTTTAAACATTTATTTATATTATAAATATTTTTAAAGTATAAAATAGGTAAATTATTAAAGTATAAAGTAGGTAAATTCTTAAACATATTATTTTATAATAAAAATTGAATTTTAAATACTTTATTAAATCATACTTCTTACTTTCAATTTTTATTGTAAAATGACAAAAGAAACTATTTCTAAATTAGAAAAATTGTTGATTAAGGATAATCTTAATCAAAAATCTTTAACAAAATTTAATAATAGAAATGTCAATCCTTTGTATATTGCTTGTGAGGCAAATAAAGAAAATCTTGCAATAAATATATATAATGTTGAAAGTTTTAAATATTTATTATTTGAAGAAAATTCAAAAGGTTATAATTCCTTTGTTTGGATATGTTTAAATAATATGATAAAAATGCTAAAATTTATTCAAAATGGTTTTATTAATATTATTGAATATATTGATTTACAAAAAACATATGATAATAATGAAACATTAATGATAATTATTATAAAAAAAAAATTAAATAATATTGGATTGGAGTTATTAAAAAATAATTATGAATTAAATTTATATCAAGAAGATAAAACCGGTAAAACAGCTCTTGATTATTCTATTGAAAATAATTTTGATGATTTAACAAAACGAATAATACAAAAAATGGAAATAGATAAAAAAGATAAAAATAATGAAACATATTTTATAAAATTATGTAAAAATAAAACTAAATTAGCTATGTATTTAATAGATTTAGATAAAATTAATTTAAATTTAGAACATACTGATAATTTTAAAAAAACAGCTTTAATTTATGCAATTGAAAATAAATCATTTAAATTATCAAAAAAAATTATTAATAAAATGAATAATTTTGATGCAATTGATTTATTCAATAAAATACCTTTAATGTATGCTGTTGAAAATCATTCATTAGATATTGTCAAAATTTTGTCTAAAAAAACTAAAAATGTAAATCATATTAATGATGATAACGAAACATCAATTATCATAGCTTGTAAATTAAATTTAAAAAATATATCACTTGAACTTTTAAAAAATAAAAATGTTAAAGTTAATTGTTGTGATAATTATAATTCAACACCTTTAATATATGCTTGTAAAGAAAATCAAGATGTAGTTGTTGATAAAATTTTAGAAAAAGATTGTTTATTATACAAAGAAGATGATGAAAATGAAGATGCTTTATCAACGGCAATAATATTAAAAAATGATAAAATAGCATTAAGTATTATTAAAAAATGGGAAAAAGATTTTAATGTTCCATATAAAATAAATGGAATAAATGTATATTTAATTGTTAGAGTAATTCATAATAATTTAATAAAAACTGCTGATTATTTAATTAATTCAGAAAGATGTAATTTAAATTTAATTGATGTTATTAATCAAACTGTTTTAATTTATGCTATTGTGAAAGGTAGAGTTAAAATTGCTGAATTATTATTAAAATCTAAACAAAATATAAATGTTGAATATGTGGATATTACACTTAATACAGCCTTAACATATTGTTCTGGATTTAATTATACAAATTTGTCAAAATTATTATTAAATAGACCCAAATGCAAACCAGAGCATTATAATATTGAAGAATTTGATTGTCTTGGTTATTTTATACATCATAAACAAGAAGAATTAATTATACATACATTGAAATTATATGGACATAAATTTAAACAAAGTTATTCTAAATTATTTGAAATTTCAAAAGAATTAAAATTCAAAGAATTAGAAAAATTTTTAAAAAAGAAAGTAAAAAAATATTAGTTTTTATATAAAAATTGAAAAATAATTAAATTATATGTCAAATAAAAAATATGGAAGAAATTATTGTGAGAAATATTGAAAATTATAATATTAAATTTATTGATGGTGATTTAATTATTACTCTAAAAAATGATTATATTAATGAAGATGATTTAAAATTTATAAATTTAGTAAAATCAAATATTATTGATTGTAGAGTTAGTTATAAAAATAATAATTTAATAACAAATAAAACAAATTATATGGATATTTTAATTGAAATATGGAAATTATATAATTTTGCTGAATTTATTCAAAAAACAAATTTTCAAATTTCAATTAAAAATGAAAATGGTACAAAAGGTTATATTTATGAACCATTGTTGAATTTTTCTTTCATTAAAGAAAATGAAAATATTATTTTTAAAGAAATTATCAATTTTATTAAATTTAATGATTATACTATTCATACAAAAATTAAATTAAATAATAATAAAATTATTTTTTTTAAAATTTAATTTTTTATATAAAAACAATTACATATTATTTTTTATATATTATTAGAAACAAGAACATATTAAGATGGTAAAAGAAAAGAAAAAATTAATATTTGAAGAATATTTTGATATTCATGATGATTGTGTGAAAAGGTATGGAGAAAAGACGGTTATATATATGATGGTTGGAGATTTTTATGAGTTGTATTCTTATAAGGAGAGGGGACCAAATTTAGGATTAATAACTGATTTAATGGATATTGTATTAACAAAAAAGTCGGGTGAAAAGGAATTGTCACCAAATAATCCAAATATGTCTGGATTTCAGAGATTAAGTTTAAATAAATATGTAAATAAACTGATTAAACATAATTATACAGTTGTTATTATTAATCAGGTGAAAACAGGTGGTGAAATTACAAGAGAAATAGAACAAGTTGTTTCACCATCAACAAATATAGATGAGATTAATATTGAGAATAAGTATTTAATGACATTATATATTGAAATTAATAATTCATTTTCATCAAATAAAAATGCTTATTCTTGTGGTTTGACAGTTATAGAATGTTTATCAAATAAAGTTATCACATATGAATTGAATACAAATGATTATTATAATTTTATGAATGAAATAACAAGATTTTATATGTCATATATTCCAGAGGAATTAATAATATATGAAATTAATAATACAGATAAAAGAGATATTGTTTATTCAAATATTAACTTTGTAAAGGGTCAATATTATAGAGTGTATGATAAGATCAATTATAATTATACAAAAGTTAAATATCAGAATAAATTATTTGAAAAAATATATAAAGATAAAAATAAAATCATTAGTAAGATTGAAGAATTAAATTTATCCAAAATTGAATATTCAAGAGTTTCATTAATTATTGCATTTGAATTTTTGAATGAAAGAAATGCAAATATTTTAGTGAAACTCCAAAAACCGGAATTTTATAATGATAATAAATTTATGAAATTGTATAATAACGCCCAACATCAGCTTAATATTATTGATAATGATGTTAAAAATTATAATACTTCTTATAATTCATTAAATGATGTTGTTAATCAATGTATTACACCTATGGGCAAAAAATATTTAAGAGAGAGATTGTGTTCTCCATATATTGATAAAAAAATTATTGATAATTATTATAAATTTACAGATATTGTATTAAAAGACAAACAGTATGATAATATCCGTGAAATGTTAAAGGGTATATATGATTTACAAAAATTATTTAGAAAATTAGTGATTAAATATTTAAAACCAATGGAATTTATGAAAGTTTATATGTCATTGAAAAATAGTTATGAAATGATAAAAAAATTAGAGAGTAGTAATATTAATAATTTTATTTATGAATTTCTTGAAAAAGAAAGTATTTGTGAATTGGAAAAAATAATAAAAAATATAGAAGATAGAATTGATATTGATATATTTAAAAATTGTGATTTATTAAAATTAGAAAGGTCTATATTTAAGTATAATTGTTATGAAGATATTGATAAATTACAAAAAGAATTGGATTTGGGTAATTGTAATTTAGATACATTGGAAGAAAATTTTAAAAAATATGATAATAAAGTATGTATCAAATATACAAAAAAATCTAAAACTGATAAAGGATATTTTATCAAATTTCCACTTAAAAATGGTTTAAAATTTAAAGAACAAATTGAAAGAGATGGTTATGTAATTATTGATAATAATAACAATAAAATAATGTATAAAGATTTAGAGTTTAAAGAGTTAAAGAATGAAGTTAGAATTAAATTTTTATCATTAAATGATGAATCTAAAAATATTGATGAAGTAAAGGAGGAAATAAGTAAATTATGTTTAAATTATTATAAGATTGAAAGTAAAAGTATGTATGAAGACAATGAATTATTATTTAATAAATTAATAAAATTAATAATTAATATTGATTATATATCTAATAATGCTTATGTAAGTGATAAATTTCATTATTCAAAACCAATTATTAATGAAAATAAAAATTCATTTATTAATTCTAAAAAAATTAGACATCCAATTATTGAAAGATTAATTGATTATGAATATGTTCCAAATGATATTACATTAGATGAAGATAATACTGGTATAATGTTATATTCTTTAAATTCAGCTGGTAAAAGTAGTTTAATGAAAACGGTTGGATTATGTTTAATAATGGCTCAATGTGGTTTATATGTTCCCGCTGTTAATTTTGAATATTCAATATTTAATTCATTATTTACAAGAATTACCGCTCAAGATAATTTATTTAAAGGTCAATCTTCTTTTATTGTTGAATTGGTTGAAATGGATACTATATTTAATTTTGCTGATAAAAATTCTTTGGTTATTGGTGATGAAGTATGTAGAGGAACAGAGGTTAATAGTGCAAATGCTTTAGTTGCTTCATCAATTACACATTTATTAAAAAAACAAGTAAAATTTTTATTTGCTACACATTTACACGACATTCCTAAACTTAAAAAAATTAAAGGATTTGATAATTTAAAATTTTTTCATTTATCGGTTGATATTGATGAAATGAATAATATTAAATTTAATAGAAAACTCAATGAGGGTATAGGTCAAGATAATTATGGTTTGTTAGTTGCTTCTAATATTTTACACAATAAAGAAATTGTTGATACAGCTTATGAATATAAAAAAGAAATATTAAATAATTTGGGTATAAATTCAAAATTATTAAATGATAAAAAGTCATTATATAATAATAAAGTATATGTTGATAAATGTAGTTTATGTGGAAGTAATGAAAAATTAGAAGTTCATCATATATTATATCAAAAAGATTTTAATGATGGATATTATAAAAATAAAGAAAAATTTCACATTTTAAAAGATAGTGAAAGTAATTTAATGGTATTATGCTTAAAGTGTCATGATAAAATGCATAGTAATGATAAAAAAAATTGAAAATATATTTTTATAATTAATTTAATAGTTAAAAAAAATGGATGAAACTGATGTATGTAATATTGTTGAAAGTGAATTATCGGTATTTGAAATGATTTTAAATGAAAAAATACAATTATTGCAAGATAAAATTAATGATATGCAAAAAGAAATTAATGAATTAAAAAATAATAAATAATTTTATATTTTTATAATTAAATTCAAAAATTTAATAGCATATTTTGCTTCAACAAAGTCAATAGAACAAACTATCTTTGGTGAATATATATAGGTGAAATATAAATCATTTATTTCGTCTTCAAAATAAAAAATATATAATTCTAATTTTTTTATATCCTTATTTTTTATTTTTTTTAATTCTTTTCTTGACCTATTTTTTCTATTAATAAAATATTTAAGCATTTTATCAATATTCTCATATATATAAGATATGTACTTTAATCTTGAATAGATTCGATTACTTCTAAATAATTATTTTCTTCAATATACTCATAATAATCAATATCTTTAAAATAATCAATTTCATTTAATTTATCTTCATCTAAAAAATACAGTGCGTTCATTTTTTGAATTATGAAAATAAATACATAAAATATAAAAAAAAATATTTAAAATTAAAAAATATAAATAATCAATTTGGAGGTAATAAAAATAATATAATATTTAACGCATCTAAAGTAATATATGAAAATGGTAAAATTAAAAACAAAAATTATAAATCAACATTGGATACTATGTATCAAATAGGTTCTTGTTCTAAATTATTAACAGCTTTAATAGTTGCTAAATTATATGAATTAAAAAAATTGGATTATGATACAGATATAAATGAATATTTAAAAAAATGGAAATGTCCTGTGAATGGAATCACTTTAAAACATTTATTAACTCATACATCAGGCTCAAGTGATAGAAATGGATTTTTAGGTCATGAACCACAATATAATTATAAACAAGATTTAGATTTAAATATTAAAATAATAAATGGAGAATCTTATTCAAAACCATTTAACATTACCGAAAAACCAGGAACAAAATTTATGTATTCTGGAACTGGATTTCAAGTAATTCAACAAGTAATTGAGGAAGTTACAGGTGAGAGATTATATAAATTAATGAATAAATATATATTTGAACCTCTTAATATGAAAAATTCTACAGGAAAATTATTATATGAAAATCAGCATAATTATAAATTGGCAGACATGAATGGATTATATAGAATGTATCCAGAAACAGCATCAGCTGGAGTATGGATGAGTTGTAATGATTTATTAAAATTAGGAATTGATTTAATTAATGGTTTTAATAAAAATAAAAGTGAAATATTAAAACAAGATACTATTAAATTAATTACAAAAGAACAAAAACAATATAAAAACTATGGTTTAGGTATGTATGTTGGTAAAAAAAATGGAAAAAAATTATTTAGTCACAGTGGTTTAAATTATGGATATATGATGAATTTTGAATGTGTTCCAGAAAATAATTATATTGAATTATATATGATTTGTTATAATTCAAAATATTTTAATAAAATCCATAAAGAAACAAAATTATTATTAAGTTTATAAAAAATTGATAAAATATAAATATATAACAATAATAGGATATAAATAATGGAAAACAATAAAAAAGATGATGTAATTAATTTATTATTTAATAAAATAGAAAATATGGAAAATGAAATAAATGAATTAAAAAATAATGAAACAAAAAAAACATCTAAAACAAATAAAACTATTAAAAAAGATAAAAATATTAATTTGGATAAAGTTAAACAAATTTATTTTTACAAAAATTCAATATTTAATTATTTGGATAAATATTATGTTAAGTTTGGAATTATTAATAATTTTAAAGATAAAAGATTAGATAGTTTAAATTTATATTTTATTGAAGATATTGAATTAATAGAAACCATTGATATTGATGATAATAAAAATATTGAAATTATTTTTAAAAATATGATTAAACAATATTTAGTTAATCGTGATGGATTAATAATTAAAAATAAAAAGTTAAAAGGGTTAATTAATGATTTTAAAGAAATTATTAATGATGATATAAAAATCAATAATTACATTAATGATATGGAAAATGATAAAATTGAGAAAATTAATTTTGAATTTTCTAAAATTAAATGTGATAATGATTTATTAGAAATACCTAATGAATTAGAAATTGAAAATTTTGTTAAAAATACTGCTAAAAGTTCTAAACATCCACAGGGTGTATTAATATGTTATAAATGTAGTGAATATAATTATTATGATAAAAATATGTATAGATTTGAAATAAGACCAAGTATTGATGAAAATTATGAAAAATCTAAATTTCTGTATGATTCTTATTTTTATGAAAAAAATTTTACTGTTGAATTTAGAATTGATATTTGCAATAAAATTTTATGTTCTTTAATTTTAATATTAAATTTGAAAAATAACAAAGGTTTTATTAAAGAACGAAAAAAATTTAAAAATATGGTTAATTTTAGACAATGTTATTTTATATGTGATAAAAAAACAAAAACAAAAATTAAAAATGATATTACAAAATTATTTAATAATAATGATAAATTAAATAAAAATATTGAAAAATATATTAAAAAAAATGATTTTAAAGAAAAATTTATAGAAAAATATTTGTAAAGACTGTTAAATGTGATAAATAACTTTATAATATTTAAAATTATCAATATATGGATAATCTTTATCACATTTAATTGTTTTAAGATTTTTTGGTGTTTTTTTTATTTTTAAATTATAATTTTTTAATTCTAAATATTCAATTGAATTTGGAAGATTATTTAATTCTTTTGTATAATTTATAATATATAATTTTTTAATACTATTTGGTAAATTGTTTAAATTTAATTTAGTTTCATGTATTGTTAATTCTTCAATATTATTATGTAAATTATCTATTATGTATTGATTTTTACAATAACACATAGTTAAACTTTTAACATTCAATGGAATATTTATTTTTTGATCAAAACAATATCCAAAAGTTAAATGTGTTAAATTAATGTTATTCAATAAATCCATTTTTTGATTAAAACACCATTTAAAAGTTAAATGTGTTAAATTTATATTATTTGATAAATCTATTTTTTTATTAAAAGAATATGTAAAAGTTAAATGTGTTAAATTTATATTATTTGACAAATCTATTTTTTTATTAAAATCCCATCCAAAAGTTAAATGTGTTAAATTTATATTATTTGACAAATCTATTTTTTTATTAAAATCCCATCCAAAAGTTAAATGTGTTAAATTTATATTATTTGATAAATCTATTTTTTGATTAAATTTATTTCCAAAAGTTAAATGTGTTAAATTAATGTTATTTGATAAATTTATTTCTTGATTATAACAACATCCAAAAGCTAAATGCGTTAAATTTATATTATTTAATAAATCTATTTTATTGTTAAAATCATTTATAATATAATTATTTTTATATTCTGAATTATATTCATTATTTATTTCAATTGTGATTAAAGGGTCATTACAATTACTAAACGTAATCTTTTTATATTTATTAATTAAATCATAATAATCATATAATTTTTCATTAAAATCAGGTTTAAATATTAACAAATCATCTACAATCCAATAGTTATTTTCCATTTTTATTATTTAATAATATTATAAATAAAATTTCAATTTTTTATGTTAAAAAGACATTTAATTAAAAATTGAAAATATAATTAAAAATTGAAAATATAATTAAAAATTGAAAATATAATAATAACATTCATATATAATAAAAATGAATGAAATGAATGAATTAAATAAATTTTGTAAAAAACAAATTATAGAAAGAAATAATAATAAATTATGGAATTCTTTTTATGAAATATGTTTAAAAAATAATATTAATGAATTTGATAACTTTATCACAAAATTTTATGGAGATTATGAAAGAATATTTAAATTAGAATTAAAATATGATAATGAAGGAGATGGATTACTAATAAAACTTCATGAAAATAAATATTTTGATATTTTAGACCATATTTTAAATTTAAAATGGAATAATGAATTGATGATAAATAATTTAATGACAATACTTGTTGATAATAATGATTATTATAGACTTGAAAAATTAACAAATAAATCTTTATATTGTTTAGGATTTGCTGATATGGATACATGTCATTATTGTTTAAGAAAAGCTAAACAAAATAATAATACTCAAATTATTGAATGGTTGAATAATTATTTTGAATATTTAGGTCAATTAAAAAATATAAATAATTAAAAATTTTTATAATTAAAAAAATATTTATATATAATTTTAAATGCTTAAAAAAACTCTTGAAATTAACAAATACAAAAATAGAGATATTAATGATAAATATCACGAAGAATATCAATATTTAAATTTATTAAATGATATAATGAATGAAGGTTCATTGGAGGAAGGTAGAAATGGTTTTACAAAATCTGTTTTTGGAACTGCTATGCATTTTTCATTAGAAAATAATAAAATTCCTATTTTAACAACTAAAAAAACAGCTTGGAAAACTTGTTTAAAAGAATTATTGTGGTTTGTTAAAGGAAATAATTCTGATAATAATGTATTAAGAAATCAAAATGTCCATATATGGGATGGAAATTCTACTCGTGAATATCTTGATTCAATTAATTTAAATCATTTTGATGAAAATGAATTGGGAAAAATTTATGGAGAACAATGGAGACATTTTAATCAACCATATATTCCAAATGTTAAAAAAAGAGAAATGATTTCTCAAGAAATTGATTATGATAAAAATAAAGGAATAGAACAACTTTGTGATGACCTTGATGATATTTATAACTCTCAACAATCTAATTGTAATAAAGAAATGGAACTTTTAAAAAATAATATTAATAATCTTAAAAATAAAATTAATTTTATGTCTGAAATTCAACCCAAACAAAATATTGACCAATTACAATATATTATTGATTGTCTTAAAGACCCTTTAAAAAGAACTTCAAGGCGATTGGTTATGTCTGCTTGGAATCCAAGTCAATTTGATAGCATGGTTCTTCCCCCTTGTCATTGTTTTTGTCAATTTTATGTGAAAGAAGGTAATAAATTAAGTTGTATTCTCTATCAAAGATCATCTGATAAATTTATTGGCGAGCCGATAAACACAGCATCTTATAGTTTCTTAACTCATTTATTAGCTAAACATTGTGGTTTAGAAGCACAAGAATTAATACATTTTACAGGAAATACTCATATTTATGATGACCACTTTGAACAAGTAAAAGAACAATTAAAAAGAGAACCTTTTGAATTTCCAACATTAGAAATTCTAAATAAAAAAGAAAATATTAATGATTATGATATTAATGATTTTAAGATTTCTAATTATAAACATCATCCTCAAATTAAAGCTAAAATGAGAGCCTGAATATTAATAATAATTTTTTAATAATTTAATTATTGATTTAATAAATCATAAAATTCATTTTCTGTAAAAGTTATAAATTTAGTAGTTTTTATTTTTTTATCTTTGTAATAAATAATATTATTACCACCTCCTGGTGCTTCTGTATCATATTTATACCATAATAAATAAGGATTTGATGTTTTTATTATAAATTTACATCTGGATGAATATTTACATCTATATTGTGAATTCCATTTAACAATATTTATTTCTGTAAAATATATATTTTCAAAATTTAATATTTTTTGAATATCAAAATAATTATTTAATTGTGATGATATAATATTTTCAATATCAAAATTTTCTATAGTGCCATCATAATTTAATATAGTATTCTCCTGTAATTGAGGATTTTTTATTTTAAGACAATTATTTGTTATATATTTTTCCATTATTTTTATAAATAAATAAATAATAATTTTTAATCAATTTTTATTTATAAAAATTAAAGTTTAAGCTTCCTCACACCATTTGTTCTCATCACGAATTTGAGCTTCTTCAGCTTCTGTGAAGTCATTCACAATGTTGAAGTGCTCACGAATTTCTACAGGAGTTTTTCCCTTAACCATTGAAGCAACTACTGCACAAGTCAAATCAAGAAGAGGCTTAATATCCATAAAGTTGGCCGCAAGAATAAGTTCAAACAAGATTTCTTGGTCAATATTGATAAATTCAGAATACCATTCCTGGACAACTTCATTCATGTTGGAACTCTTCAAAGGCTTCTCTATCTCTGTCATTGGTTCTTCCTTATAATGAACAATAAAGTCAATAACCTTAGAGAGAATATGTGTTTTAACAATAGGTAAAGGACATTCCTGTTCTTCATTTTCAGATTGTTCAAGGTCAACCATTGTTTCCACAAGCTTAGACATTAATGCTGTATCTAAGGGAACAACAAATTTTTCTCCTTCTCCAGAAATAAGAGAAACTTGATTTTTGGAAGTGGTAAATTCAGCCATTGTTTTAAAGAACTTAGTAAGTAATTATAATCAATTAAATTAATATTTTTCAATTTTTTTATTAAAAAAACTTTTAAATTATAACAGTAATAACTAAATAAAATTATTTATTTCAAGAATATTAAATATATTACATTATTCTTTCTCAATTTATTTATCAATATAAAGTGTGCAATATTTCATATTATCTAATTTTTTTTCAATATAAACAATAAAATAACTGTCGTCATTATTGACATTTAATGAATATTCATTTAAATATTTTTGTAATAAATGACATTTATTACAATTTTTATTTTCACTAAGTTCAACCAAAACTCCATTTTTTTTAAGTTCAATCAGATTATTATCTATAATTTCTTTATCTGTATTTTTATTTAAAAAGGATGATGACAATAATATTTTTGAAGATATATCATTGTGAATATTTCTATTAAATAATTTAGTTTCTTTAATTTTACTTTTATTTGAGTTTAAAATAGATTGATATTTAAAAATATCATCATAATCTTTTATTTTTAGATATATTTTATCAGTGTAACAGCTCATTTCTTCATTATTCAAATAATATGATTCTATACAATTAATTTGTTTAAAATGACAAACTTTTTTATTATATATTTTTACAATATTCTTAATATTAAAATTTTCTGTATTATTATTTATTATTTCGTCATAATTAAATTTTTTAAATGTATATGGATTTTTATCATCATCCATCACACTTTTTTTGAAATTATCGCTTTTTAAAATTGAATTCAAATATTCATTATTTCTTTCAAGTTCCATAATAGTTTTTTCTTGTGTGTAATAATTTGGTATTATAAAAGGAATATAATTTTTCAATACATTGAATTTTGCCATTATTCAGTTTTTTTATTTTATAATAATATAATATCATTATTTCAATTTTTATAAAATAACCTTTTTTATAAATCTAATAATATGTATAAATACAAAATAACTAATGCTGATTTAGAAAATGGTCCCTTTTTTATATCAAAGAGTGGTTATTATTATCTATGTGAAGATATTACAATTAATTTTTTAAAAAATAAAAATGATATTTGGAAACATAATAAAGATAATAATTTTGGTTTTACAGCTGGTATTATTATAGATACTTGTGATGTTGTGTTAGATTTAAATGGTTTCACCATACAACAATCTGTTCAAGATTATTGCTTACAAAGATTTTTTGCTTTAATACAATTAAATAATATGCCTTTTATTATTGGAGCGGGACCAATTTTAGAAAAAAGAACACAATTAGAAACTGGTAAAAATATAACAATAAAAAATGGAACATTAGGATTATCATCTCATCAAGCTATTTTAGGTAATAATAATATTAATGTTAAATTGCAAAATCTTAATATTAATAATTTTGAAGTATCTGGAATAACTTTAAATGCAGTTCATAAATTACAAATTGAAAGAACTAATATTGGACCTTCTAATAATAATGTTGTTATTACACCATTTTTTGCTGGTTTTATATTTATTCATAAATTATTACAAACTATACAAGTAATAGATAATAGAGAAGATGTCAAAAATCAAATACAATTAATACTTAATAAAATTCAAACTTTTTATAAACCATATATTAACGCTATTTATAGCATTACATATCTTGATGAATTAAAAAATATGTTTGTTAATGATTTATTTATTAATTATAATGGTCTTACACCTTGTAATATGCATGGAATTAAAATAACAGGTCAAGGACCAAGTGTTAATGAATTTCACGAAAGCATTGGTGATATTAATAGTATTAATTCTAAAAATACTCAAATTCTTAGCACCACAATTAAAAATTTAAAAGCCTCAGTTGATGAAGAATTATTATTATCATATAAAGAAAAAACATTAATGATTGGAGCGGGTGTTAAAGTAAGTTTTAATTTATTATTAAAATCACAATTAACTGTACCTGTTATTTTAGATATTAATAGTTTAATTAATGATTATCCTAATTTAAATACTTTAATTAAAACAAATATTGATGATTATGTAATTACCATTTTAAATAAAATTCTTAATGATGAACCATTAAGTGATGCAGAAAGTAAAAATTTTGAAATTGTTAGAAATAAGGATACAATGGGTCATATTAATAAAGGAATTATGGGAATACGTTTAGGTTCAACTGTTAATTGTTATTGTAATGATATTGAAATTAATTCTATTAATAATTATGGTAAATTAAGTAATAATTATGAACATTATAGAAATAAATATAATATTAATAAAGTAATTATTCCTGATACTGGAACTGATGGTAAAAAGAATTTGACCGGCAGTTATTCAATGGGTTTTATATCATCTGCGGTTGTTAAAAGTGTATTTAATGATATGACTATTCGCGATATTTTTTCAAAATATAATTCTTCTGTTGGTTTATTTATTAATAATAAAAGTTGTAATATTAATGTTAAAAATGTCAGAATTTGTAATATTAAATCAAATGAAAATAAAAATGATGATTCAACTATATTAGTTGATGAAAAATCAAAAAAAATATGTTTGAATAATATAAAAATTGAATAAATAATATTCAATAGATTATATCTAAATATGGAAGAAATAAATATTAAAACATTCAAAGATTTATATTTATTTTTACAAAATTGTAATGATAATTTATTAGAATGGTTAAAAACACCATGGAAAGGTAAAGATAAACAAGAGTCTATTTTTCGTTTATTTTCATATTTAAATTTATTAAATAAACTAAATAATTATGATGTTTGTAAAGGTAATTTTAATTTACAAACAATTGAAAAAATAAAAAATATAAATGATATGTTTTTTAATGAAAAAGGTAAAAAAATAAAATTAAAAGATAAAGGTGATTCATCAGATTTAACATTTATAAATAAAAATGATAATAAAAATATTTTAGTTTCCACATCAAAAAATATTAATAAGGAAAATATTGGAAAATTAGATATTGATAAAATATTAACTAATTTTAAACAATATGAAAATAATTATACTTTGTCTTTATGTTTAGTTATTAGAGATATTAAAAAATTTAATAAAATGATTAAAAAAGTAGAAAAAACAAATCATTTATTATTAGAATATGTTAATAAAAATGATACTATTTTAATTGATTGGAATGATTTAAATGAAGCTTTTGAACAATTTAAAAATATATATAAAAATAAATTATTTGATGAATTAATTAATAATATTAATAAACAAACACTTATTTTAAAAATTCATCAAGAATTAACAGTATATAAAACATTAAAAATAAAAAATAATAATATAAAAGAAGTTTTATGGGGACATATTCAAAGAAGTGGAAAAAGTTATATAATGACTGGAACTATTATTGATGATAGTAAAAATAAAAATAAATGTAATTATTTAATATTAACAACTGCTCCAAATGAAACTATTTTACAATATAATAATGTTTTAAATTGTTCTCAATTAAATAATTTTAATATTATTAATTTAGATGGTGAATATAATAAAAATACAATTGATGAAAATGAAAATAATATTAAAAATAAAAATATTATAATTTGTTCAAAACAATTTTTACAAAGTAAAATTAATGATAATAATAAAATTACAAAAGCTGATAAAGTAAATTTAATTAAGAAAGTTTTAAAAGAAAATAAAATTAAAACAAAAAAAACATATACTGATGAAGAAATTGAAGAATTACAAAAAAAATATGATATTGATTTTAATAATATAGAAAAAATTAATAAAATTACTGAAATTGAATGGTTAAAAAATATGAGTTTTGAAATTAGATTTATTGATGAAAGTCATAATGGTGGAACTACTGAATTATCTAAAAAAGTTTTAGATTTTTATGGTAAAAAATCATTTACCGTTCAAATTACTGCAACATATGCGAAACCTTCAAATGATTTTAATATTCCAAAAGAAAATTGGATTTTATGGGATTTGGAAGATATTAAATTATGTAAAAACATAGATATTAAAAAAAATAAACAATTATTAATTAATAAACACGGTGAGTATTTTAATAAATTATTAAATAATTATACTATTGAAACAATTAAAACTGAATATTCAAAGTATCCTGATTTATTTTTATTAACTGATAGATTAACTGAAGAAACAACTAAAGAAATTATTGATAAAACAAAAAATAATAATTATGGTTGGTCTTGTGAAGCTTGTTTTTTGTTAAAACAAAATAATAATGATAAAATAGAAGAATTTCAAAATGAAAAAGAAACATTAAAAATGTGGTATATAATATTTGGTAAATATGATAAAAGAAATATTCCCGATAAGGAATATCCAGATGATAGTGTTTTTATGAAACGAATTAAGAATATTTGTAATAATCCAGAAACTAAATCAAGGTTTATTGATGATTTTGAAGAACCAATGGTTATTATGTGTTTTTTACCACAAAATGACATTAATAAAATTTCAAACACAACTAAAAAATTACTTGAAAAATATAAAGTTATTCCTGAATATGATATTGTTATGATTAATAGTAATATCTCTAATGACCCTAAAAAAATTATTGATGATTCAAGAATTATTGCTAAAAATAATAATAAAAAAGGTATTTTAGTTTTAAGTGGAAAACAATGTAGTTTAGGGGTTTCTATTAAAAATTGTGATATTGTTATACTTTTAAATAATAATGAAGGTTTTGATATGATTTATCAAATGATGTTTAGATGTATGACTGAAGATAAAAATAAAAAATGTGGATTTGTAATTGATTTAAATATTCATAGAGTTATTAAAATGTCTATTGATTATTCACAATTAATTAAACCTCAGGAACATCCTAAAGATACTTTAAAATATATTTTACAAGAAAAAATAATTAATTTAAATGGTGATGATTGGATTTCCTCTTTTGGTAATAATAATAATGAAATAAATAAAATTACTGAAAATATTTATAATATTTATTCTTCTAAAGCTAAAGAAGTTATTGAAAGCTTTTTAAACCGTTTTAGATTTAAAGAATTATTACTCTCTAAAGAACAAGGAATTATTTTAAAAGAATTATTTGTTAAAAATTTTACGACTAAACAAATTAAAGATATTAAAGAACAACTCGAAAATATTAAAGATGACAAAATTAAAAAAGGAATTGAAAAAATTATTAAAGATAATAAAGAAGATAAAAATAATGAAACTCAAGAAAAAGATGATGATAAATTAAATTATATGGATATTATTAAACATATAATACCTTTAATATGTTTATTAACAATTCATAATGAAGATACTTCTTTAAATGAAATGTATGAATATGTTAAAGATAATAAATATGTTTATACACTTTTAATTAATCAAATTAAAAGTTGGTGGGGTGATAAAGCAGATGAGCCTAAAATTAATTTGTTATTAACTATATTTAATTCAAATTTAAATAATGATAAAGAAATTAAAATGATTATTAGAACAGTTAAAGAATTATTTATGAAAAATAAATATAATAAAAATGAATTATCAAAACTAATTGATAAATACTTAATACCTCAAGAATTAGAAAAGAAAAATAATGCTGAAGTATCAACTCCTTATTCTTTAAGGAAAGATATGTTAGATAAAATGCCTCAAGAATTTTGGACTAAAGAAAATACCTTTTTTGAACCTTGCTCTGGTAAAGGTGGTTTTGTTATTGATATTATTGATCGTTTTATGAATGGTTTAAAAGATAAATACCCTGAAGAAAAAAAAAGATATAAAGTTATTGTTGAAAAGTTATTATATTTTAGTGATATTAACAATACTAATATTTTTATTTGTAAATTATTAATAGATCCAAAAAATAAATATAAATTAAATTATAATGAAGGAAACACTTTAGAATTAAATATTAAAGAAAAGTGGGGTTTGGATGGATTTGATGCGGTTATAGGTAATCCACCTTATAATGGAAAAGGTAATACTGGAACTGGAAATACAATATGGCAATTATTCACAAAAAAAAGTTTAAAAGAATGGTTATTAAATAATGGATATTTATTATTCGTCCATCCTCCAGGATGGAGAAAACCTAATACTATAAAAGGAAAATTTTATGGATTATTTGAATTAATGTCACAAGAAAATCAAATAATATATTTATCAATACATGGAATTAAAGATGGAAAAATAACATTTAATTGTGGAACAAGATATGATTGGTATTTAATAGAAAAAAAGAAAAAATA